ATCGAGCACGGGGATCTAGAAAGTAATCAGTGCCCATGTCCTTTTGCAATCCAACTTGCACTGCCTTCTTGACCAATTCTTCTACTGGGCCGTACTCACCTTTTTCCAACAGGTCAGCTGAAGCTAGAATAGCTTTCTCAAGACCTTTATGGCGGATGAATGTTTCAAAGTCTGCCAGTAACCAATCAAAGTGTTCTTCACGTAGATTCTCTGCGGGTTTGAAGCTGGCATCAGTGGCCGCATTGACAATGTCAATTGTGGGCATGACATTATGTTCTTCAACATAAGTGTTCATAAATTCCGCGGACATCTGTAGCTTGCGATCAAATAGTGTGTGATCAAAGATTGATTGGCAACGTACAAATGTGGCCGCATCAGCCAGCATCATTTCTAAATATAGTTTTTGTATGTCGTAGCCGTAGTCTGTATTTTGTTTCATGTAGTTATTATATACTCTTTAAACGTTGATAGCAATATGTTTGACTGGATCCCATGTGCGCCAGACTCGCTGTTTAGTATGATAAGTGACAGCACCAATCGAACTGCTAGGGTCACCAGGATTGGGCAATGACCATATGTGCTTGAAGCGGGGCTCAACCACATTGGTGTTGGCACTCTTGTTCATAGCACATCCGCCCATGTAAACTAGGCAATCGGCATTAGTCAGCTCAAGGGCCGTGTCCATAACTTGTGCAACTTGATTCTGGAATATTTGCTGTACTGCCGCGGCAATATTACATTGATCTTGTATGTTGCTAATCACATGGGGCCAATTGTTAATGCCCCTGTGCATGTTTTGTTTGGCTTCAACTATTCCCGCCATATAACCCATAACGTCTTGATAGTACACACTGGCATCGCCTTGTTCAGCCATTTGAGTCAACAAATACTCATCACGTATAGGTGTTAATCCCACTAGTTGTGTAAATGCACTATAGAACAATCCAAGACTATTTGGATACCAACGACTCCATACCTTACGCATTTCACCGTGCTGGCCTTGCCAAATAGTAGCACACTCAAACTCGCCAATGGCATCCAGTACAACAATGGCGCAATGGTTGAATGGGCTAGTGTAGTATCCTGCCGCCGCATGACTAGCGTGGTGGGCAGTATAGGTAATTGGAGCATATCGATATGATCGCATGTAGCGTTTTGGCAGTACACTTATCTTCATTGCTGTACTGTATTGGCCAGCATACAGTTGTCTAGCTTTCTTTAACCAAGGATTTTCATACCAAAATATCCTGTCAGGACTTCCTGGTGCTAGCGATTTCAAAGTGGTTTCACTTTCAAGTTGATCGCTTGTGCCAGTATAGTTATCGACAAATTGGCCGTCCTTAAAGACAGCAATACTATGCCCGTGATTTAATGCGTTGACGCCCCAAAGTATCATTTGTAAATAAACGGGTCACGTTTGCGTAATTCTTTTAGGCGTTTTTTAAACGCACGGCGATCCTGGTACCATGTCCAGGGAGTTAATAGAAAGTCAATTATTTTTTTCATTTTGATCCTTTGGAAACCACTTCTTTGCCCTAAGTTGAATCTTAAGACTATTTGATTCTTTTGCGTTAGTTATAAGCCATAGTGTGGCAAGTTTGCCCAGCTTAACCACTGCATCGTTTATATCTTTGACATCTTCAGGCCAATCTGGCATGCTTACACTCCAGCCGAACTCTAATGCTTGTTCAACAGTCCGTGGGCCTTCATGGTCTCTATCTGGTACTAGCACAATTTCTTTGCCCAGCTGTTTTAGTAACCAGTTCTGGCTGTCTTTAATCTCAGCACCTAATAAAGCACACCCATCAATACTTAGTGCATCAAACGGCCCTTCACTAACAATTACGAAATTTCTTTCATTAGTTTGACGGTCTAAGTTAAACACATAACCAGGTTGCTGTTCACTTAGATACTTGGGTTTAGCATCATTGAAAGCACGGGCAGTCCATCCAACAATGACACCTTTGAATAAAAACGGAATAATAAGTCTGCTGTTGAATCCTATTTTGTTAGCCCAATAAAACGGATAAGCAAACGGATCAATCTTTCTTTCTACCAAGTATCCAACTGCTTCGGTAAATTTTGTTGGAACAGCATAGTCACCATCTGGAAGTTTTAAGAATGTATCTAACTCTTCAAAACTAATAGCATCCAGTGGCAATGCTCTTGTTTCAAACTTTGGAATAACACTTGTTATTACCGTATTCGAGTTGTCATTTAGTCTAAGGGCTTCTAATCTAAGTTGGCTAATTGTATCGTCACCCATATTAAGGTCACGCATTAGTTTACTCATTTTTTGACTAATAGTTCTACCAGGTTGCCAGCTTGCTTTAAATCCGCAATTGAAACAATGGTAAGATACTGCATCGCCGCCATTGATAATAAAGCCGCCACGTTGGCGTTTGTCATCACAACACGGGGCATTGAAACTTATCCAGCCGCTTGGGGTCTGTTTTCGTTTACCGGGTAAGTGTTGTAGTAATGTATCGGCTATGAGACTCATAGCACTATTATACTTAACTTACGGTTACTTTGTCAACCTTTCCGGTTGTTCCGGACGAATTAGTGCCAGTAACATCTGCCAATCTTGAGTTAAGATATCTAACTCTAAAATATTTGTATTCACCGATATCCATGGTCACTGTGAATGTTCCAGATGCGGCTACCGTTAGTTCTGGAAACTCATAAATTCGAACTTCTGGTTTAAATGCTTCGGTAGTAATAGTTGATTCAGTAGTACCTTCAATCCAAATTGTGCCTTTAAATCCCGTATATGCAATTTCAAAGTCTAATGAAGTTGTTTTTTCAGCTTCGTAAAATGTAGTTGGAATTGAACTAGACTTACGAATAGGAAGACCTTCTAAATTCATTTCTGCTGAAAAGTCTTTGTATACTCGCTCGTTTCTAAAGGTAGGCATAGCATTACCAATCAATTCAATTGTGCCAACTGCTCCAAATCTTGAATCGCCGTATAGTATGATATCATTGCCGTCTTTAACTGCGGTAACACTATATCGCAAAAATTGATCTTGTAACTCTACTAAATCATCTTGTGGGATAGTAACTGTACTAATACCCTTGTGCGTAGTTTGATTTAACGGAGTAACGGTGTACGGACTGTTCGATAGTGCATTACCTTGAGAATCCATAACATTAAGTTCAATTATAGAAAGTGTGCTTAGGTTAATGCGCTTTTGGTCGGCATTCTTAATGTCGAACTCGATAGTATTATCAATACCATTATATATTTTTACTGTTCTCTGATACACGTTTGTATACTCCGTAGTAAATCCTGCCAGATCGGCTAATAGCTGTACTCTATTTGGATATAAATAACTTGATATTTTTTGCATCTGGCAGGACCTTTATATACTATTTATGGCAAAACTAAGAGACAACATCGAACAACAATTACCCTTTATCAGCGTATTAAACTACGGCGAAGAAGAATACGTTGGTATAATTATTAATCAAGACCAATTTGTTACTAGCTTCTACGATTTAAATGCAATAAAGTCCCCAGAAGAAAAAACCCTATTTTTAGAAATAGGAGAAACTTGGTGGTGGGAATCAAACAGACAATTTCCAATTAGCATTATTTGTCGTGATCAAATACTACCCTTTGCTTATGCTGTTAAAACTTTTAACAGTAAGGATGTTAGAGTAATACTAGGTCCAGTTGTTAATTTGATGAATCTAACACTCAAGCGTGTAAAGCGTAAATCAGTACAGTTAGTGCGAAAAACTCGTTAACTAAACTCGTAGCTTATACTTTCACAGATTAGATTCATCTGCACTACCACCACATGTGCGTAAGCAATAGCATGTGCTTTTTTAAAGTAATACTCATTATTCTCGGGTTTCGTCCACACTTCGTTCATCACCGTAGTCCAATCTTTCCCAATCAGATAACGTTTCGCGGGTCTGATCATCGCCAGTACTGCGGCCAATTGCTCTATAGACTTTGGCTTGCTTTGTCTCAGAATAGACCCATGCCCATTCACATGGAATAGTAGTTGGGTAAAGTCGTCTTGCTCCAGTAGATCCCATAACGGTTCAGTCTCCATTAACTTGAGTAAATGTGTCCTATCTTTTACACCTTCATAGACACTAACATTTAAAAAGTCTAACTTAAAATAACCTCGTTCTTCTGCTTGTTTATACTCTATCGTACTTATTCCTGTAATTGGATTGTACGGGATCGCAGTACAATATATTCCAGTATTGTGCTTTTTAAAAGTTCCGTTGTCGCTGATTGCAGCCGTGACATTCTTAAACACTTTAAGTGCGGTTGTTCTGTCTGCAAAGTCAATATCAATATCTGGCATTAGTGTTTTATCTCTGATTCAAAAAGTAATAAAGGTAAGTGTTCTGTTAAGTGGTCGGCATACTTGTCAGCTTCTTCAATAGTATCAAATCCTATAAACTTTACGTAAACCGAATTATCTTCTTCTGACACGATTACTTGCAATTCAAGCTGTAATGCATCTGGATTAGGACTTACATGATTCGTTTTCATATGTTAGATTCCTTAACAACTTGCTTGACTAAATCAGCATCTGCCGACTTTTGCTTAAACTTATTAAGCCAAAATTGCAAGTCTATAATATTACTTATTGCAGATAGCTGATCATCACCCATCTTCTTCAGCATTGATTTACCATTTGCTGAATTTAGTACAAGCCAAGGACTAATTTTACCATCTTTGATGTCGTACGTAGCTCTGCTTAGACTAACATATAAAAAATAATGATTCCATACACTTCCTTGGTCTTCTGCCCAGGTTAGCATATGACTAATACTACGCTCTAGTGCAACTTCAACCGGTTCTGTTTTAATCAAGTGTAGAACGTATTTTTCATACAATTCATCTCTACACCAGTGATCTAATTTAACACCACTAGTCACTACATAATTTATAAACTTGTCTGGATATAACGGATTAACATTAGAGACAAAACTACCAAACTTAACAAACGAATTATAATACGAACTATGAGCAAACTCGTCATAGGTCTTGTCAACTTTAGAGTTTTGACTCATCCTATAAAATTTGTTATATGTATCGTATCCAAGAACAACATGTCTTTCAGTCTTAGCCAGTGCCCTGCGTTTTTGCTCGCATACATGCACAGCTAACGTTTTTTCTTTAGTAAATTTATTACTACAATACTGACAAGTATACGTTTGTTCTTCCACAGCCATCATTTAAATTTCTTTGCGATCGTTGCATCATCCATGCCGTATGTTTTAGCAAGGGCCTTCATCTCTTTATCTGTAGTTAGCTGAGCCAGCATTTCAACCTCATCCATTTTTTTATTAGGATAAATTTCAGCTAAGAATTTAACTCGCTTGTTGCTATTTGCGGCATCTTTCTTTTTATTTCCTAACCATTGATGGAAGTATACAGTCTCTCCGTTATGACTACACATACACAACAGTAGCCACATAAGTTTAGGATGCTTCTGTAAAAGATTCCAGTTCTTATTAAAATACTCATTGACAGTTAGTACAAAGTGTTCTTGAATTTCACGCTTTTGTCCTTGCACGTTGCTAATATAACGATTAAGAATAAAATATTCGTTCTTAAGAGATTTCTGCTGGTCTGCATCCATAGCGTCCCACAGCTCGCGGACATTTTGATCAACAGCCGACAGTTTCTCTTTTAATTCAATTTTTTCACTCATTTGGTTGCTCTGTTTCTAACACTTCGTCTTTAGGAACTAATCTAGCATCAAACGCTAACACAGTACGATATCCCATACCTTTCCACGGATAAACGGTATGTGGTATATGGCTTGGGAACAGAACAATCGAACCTGGAGTTGGGCTGTACTTCCATATATCTGACATCATAAATTTAGTAACGTCTCTTGTTTGCGGCATTCTAAATGCAATTTGTGAGTCACTTGGATTACTATCTAATGTAAGCTCGGGTGCAGTGATATAAATGTTTCCGCTTAGATTTCCACCTGGATGACTGTGCAATTCTTGATACTGTCCTTGGGATTGTCTAATAGTCCAAATGCTAGTAACAACGGGTCTACACATGTCTAAATCTTTTGTTGTACTCTGTTTAGAAACAATTTCCATGTAGCCTTTACACATTGTTTCTAAGTATGCAACAAGCCAACTAGTATCAATGTTAAGATCGTTTGGGTATACTTGTATTTGCTGTCCTCCACGAACACTAGTATACGGATTGGATGCATCATCTAACTCTGGATGCGCATGTAACTGTTCAGTTAAGTTAAAAATTCTACTAAATTCAACCGGCGCAACTGTGTCAATTGCAAAAATTGTTGGTTGAAAATATGCAATATGTAAAGCCATTATATTTTGTCCTTGCTTAATTTGTATATCATTATAACACGATCCAGAGCCTTTTGTAAAGTCACATTGGTACGTGCTTCTCGCCGAATTTCGCCCCACATTTTGCTGTCCATTATATGATCAAGTAACGGTCTGCCATCATTGGTCCGAGGATCAAACTTTGGATGTTCTTTATCATAATCCCATCCGACTACTTGTCTAGTACTTGGGTCTGCACCAAATTCTCGAGCGTAGACTGTTTCTCTGTCACGCTCATATATGTATGTTGCGCCAGGTTTAAGTGATCCCATTATATTCCTTTACTGGTAAAAAATTAATGTTCAATAGAGCTCGTGGCTTATCACCGGTTGGACAATTACCCGAATGATAACGAGAACCATTAAACATTACCAAGCGTCCCCGTTTTGGAGTAATTGTTTGAATTGGCAATAACTTATCGCCAAGTTGATTAAACATTACAGTATCGCCATCACTGTCATTAATATAGTATATTGCTGTCACAAGTCCTTTTACCGGCGGAGTAAAATCAACATGTGGCATGCCATAGCTATCCAATGGACGATTTTTATTTGACAATGTAACGTTGGCTTTGATTCTAAGTAACTGTTTGATATTGATAGGCATTGCAGAAAGTATAGGAACCATTAATGGGAACGATGGAGATACAATGCTGTGTTCATCCCAGAATACTAAGTGTACAAATTGAGTATAATCAACTGAGTCTTTAGTGGATAGGCTTGTTGAATTATGCTCTTCGCCAGGCGGCACTAGGCTCCATGGGATAGTAGGCCCAGTAAATAAAGTTTCAAGTTCTATTTGCTGGGCTACTGGAATAGCATCGTTAATGATGACAATATCTTTAAACATTATAGAATTTTATCTAACTGAATTATCTCACTTTGTCTGCTAATTTCTTTTACAAAATAAGCACAATCTGGTTGTTCTTTAAAGCGAGTCGGTACTGCTAATAGTTGTCCATTTTTCATCTTTGGAAAATACCATTTAACATCGTTATAAAAATTTACAATTTCGATCTTCTTAAACTCTACCCTAAACGAGCTCAACGGATTAAACACCAGTGCTTCAAATCCTCTGTCATTTAAACTAGTTAAAGGTAGAATTTCAATGTCAGTAGCACAGCTACTATCACCCACTGCAATACACCAATCAATGGGCATTGTTACTTCATCTTCGCCAATCCTTAATACCATGGCAGGTGCATTAAAACTCTCAAGAAAGATTAACGGCATAAAAAAGAAATCGGGTTCTTTAGGGTCACTGTTATCTAGAACTGCAAATCTAGTACTATCATCTACCTCGTCGGGTAGATTGTTTAATGAAAAAGTCTTGTTATCTAATGTTAATATTTGCATAATTCCTTTATTTTTGCCAGTCCGTTTTAGTAATAGTAAACGGATACTTGGCATCCTTGTAAAATTTCTTTCTCGCTGTAAGGTGCCGTTTTGCATACTTACAAGTACTGGTTATGTCCCAGATTTGTACGAAGTCTTTGTCTTCTGCTTTTCTAATGCCTCGCCCAATGCTTTGTATAACACGGACAAAGCTCTTTCCGGGTTCAAGAAGAACCAGATTAAAAATCCTTGGGATATTAATACCAACAGAGGCCACACCAAAAGTCGCCACAGTAATCTTGTTATCATTTGTTGCATGTTCTTTGTACTCCTCGGTCCTCTTTGTGCCTTTTACTTCGCCTGAAATAAAAACAGCATCATCGAGTAATTCTATTAGTTGCTTGCCTGAATCAATTCTGTTAACCAGAACTAATGTATTGCCTGTTTCTGATAAGCCTTTAACTATTTTTGCAATATACGCTAATCGCTCGGGGCTAGTAACAAGATATTTTAATTCTTCTGCGTATGATTTAAATTCTGGTAAATCTATCATCTGCACAATGTTTACATGCAGGTTACTAAGCACACCCATCTCTTGTAATTGGTGAGCTTTAATGCCGCCAACTACTGGGCCTATGCTAGCATATATAGGTTGTGCTTCAAAATCATCTTTAGGAACAGTGCCAGTTAGTCCCCAACGAATAGGTGCATTTGCTAGGTTTTGTGTAAGCAAGTTCTTCAACACTTCCGCTTTGGCCATATGTACTTCGTCAACAATTACTGTCTTAACACCGTCAAGGAACTCTGCCAATGTTATTGCATTTTCTAAGTCCCAGTTCTTACTTTTCTTATCTAACACATTGAGACTTTGCCATGTACAGATAGTATGAGTCTTACCTAGATCCTTTCGATCGCCAAAGTAAACTCCAACATCAAGTCCAACATTAATATAATCTTCTTCTGTTTGTGTAACAAGATCTTTGTTAGGAACAATTACAATAGTACGTCCGTATTTTTCAGCACAGTGACTTAATGTTGCTGTCATAATAGTTTTACCAGCACCAGTTGCTACTTCTTGTAGTGCTTGCGTATTGGTAAAAAATCGGTTTACAACCTCAACTTGGTCATCACGTAATGTAATAGGTTGCCCTGCAAATCGATGTCCTTTAGGCCATACCTTACCTTGGTCTGCCCAGTAAGTATTTGTAATTTCTTTAAATTCAATTTGACCAGTGGTACGCAAGTCTTCGACATCTTCGATATGTACACGTAAACTTGCAAGTATTTCTAGGCACTTTTCTAGCTGGCTCAAATAGCCGTTACCACCAAGACCAAACATACTGACCATACCATCCCAACGTCCTAATTTGTACGCAGGTTGATAACGTGCAGTTGGATTTTCATACTTAAATGTATTAGTTAATTTTTTTCGAGCATCTAATGGAAGATTCTCAAATTTAATATTAACCTCATCTCGTATAACTAATTTTACTCCCATACGTTCCTTGTCTCAATAATTGGTTGTGTGTCAGTGTGTGAAATTATTAAGTCGCATAAGTTTGCATACACTGATGTTTTTGTTTGGCGAAGCGTATTTCCCACAGAAATGACACTCATCGGCCGCCATTCATTTTTTAGGAAAAATTTCGGAATTTTTCCATTTTGCACCCCAACTACTTTTGTCGTATTATCAAGTTGACAGTTGTAACTATGTTCACTAATAAATTTATTAAACTGACTTCCGACCTCGTCGTTTGGTAATCTAAAATAAATTCCAACATTATCGTATATTGAATTATTTTCTAAACTTTCATGTAAAATTGCCATCTCAGCCAGGCATTTTTTAGGATCGTTATTATCAAAGACAACCAACACCGGCAATCGTTTTAACTCTGTTAAGCTAAAAATAATTTCGTCTAATGACCATTTATTTCTATCAACCCATACCTTTGTTGAATTTCGATAGGCTAAAATTTCGGTCAATTTTTCCGGATTTTTTCCGGATTTTTCATGAAAATATTGGTACCTAGTACTTCGGTCACTAATGACGTTATCGTCAATTGGAGTACTAATACCCAAGTCGGCCGTAATTTGTTTTTGAAAGTTGCTGTGCGTAATGTTAGTTAATAAGAACTGATTCTTAACTTCAGTTTTTTCCCAAGATTTTATGATTTTGTAAAAATCCAGGATTTTTTCCTCTATTTCAAAACCCATTGGTTGTAGTAGTTCGACCAGTGTTTCAATATTTTCTTCAGTCAGGTCGGCGGAGTATACTTTGCCACTTGCTACCTGTACCAGACCGCTGATTTTTTTAACACTAGATGTTACTGATTTCCGCATAATTGAAGAAAATGCAAATTCGATGACAAGTAACGGCTCAGCCGATGAAATATACATTTTTTTAGTTTTATCAACTTCTCTAAAAAGTTTAGACCAACTTGGTGTTATTAACGACTCAACAAGTTCGTCTAAATTTTGCACAAATTTACCAGTATGTTCAGTTAAAATCTTAACTAGTAGTTTACTTTGATTTTCTGTGATAAATCCAGGTGTTAAAATTGCCGTTGCTAGGCTACGCAATACCCTAGCATCTCTCTTTGGTATAACTTCTTCAACTGAAGGATCCGATTGATTTACAATTTTAATTAAAAGTTTATCTATAGTCGTCATATTACTAGTATACATGGTAATTTGTCAAAGGTCAACCATTTGAATAAAAAATAGGCCTCAATATTATTTAAGGCCTATTAGTATTCGTTTGGGCGAATTGATTAGTGATGTGCAGATGTCCAGGACTCTAATAAAGTACTACTAGATGTTGTTTTTTTTGCGCCTACATTGAATACAAAGTCTACACCAGCAACATCAAGTTCGGGAACATTGTCTTGGGTACGATCACCGCCATTGGCAAAGATAATAATGTCATCGGGAAAAGTTTGTTGGACTAATTTAATTGCAAGTTTAGCACTATTGTCATCGTCATTAAAACTGATAACAAAGTCAACCATTTTTAAATGTTTAATAATTTGAAAACGATCTTGCCATGTCATAAATGGTTGACCTTTTTTACGAGACAGCCATTTGTCACTGTTTAAACCAACAACAAGTTTGTCACCCAACTGCCTAGCAGAATTAAAATAATCTATGTGACCGCTGTGGATTGGATCAAACCCGCCAGTAACTAGTACTATCTTCACAATGAAGCGTCTTCCATCCCTGCAACACGCAATTTGACAATATTAGTAATCTGCCATTGTTTTTGATCTAGTGCTTTAGTAATACCTAGCCATTTGTTGCGAAGTAAAGCAAACTCGTTGATAATTTTTTCAAAATCAACAACGTCTGCTTCACCTTCAACAAACTTTTCACAATCTCTTGAGCTTAGTGCTCTTTGATAGTTTTCAAGATACTTTCTAAAATGCTGACTCTTAAGTCTGCGAAGTTCAATGTTAAGGTACTCTAAAATTGCCTCAATTTCTTGTAGTTGACTGAAACGTTGTTCTACAATCCCAGGCATTGACGCGGCCGCTCTTTCAACATTACCGGTAATCCAACACTCTTTACGAGCATCGATTAGTTCAGTATTGTAGAAATCTACAGCGTCAGGAATATAAGAAATATCCTTGCTAACTTTAACGTACCAACCCATTAGAAATCCAATTCTTTATAATCTTCGTCTTCAGCGTCTTCATCAAGATAGTATTCAATAGCAGAATCTAAAGTGTCGTCGACGCCGGTTGCACTTTGCAACACTTTGTCACTAACACCGTGATCTGCCAATAAATCTACATAGCGTTCAGCTACAAGTTCTAGTTGCTTCTTGTCAATATAGTCTGCGAATAGTAACCAGACATCACCAATTTGTGTTTCATTCAACATTTTCATCTATCTCCGTAGGAATGGTAGTTGTTGTTTCAGGCTTGATATGGAATTTCGCCATTATCATATCTAATTTATCATCTTTCCATTCTTTTCGATAGAATTTGAATTCCTCACCAGTCTCAGGATCATTCCACTTGAGTCTGTTACCTTCTTGCTTTAGTAGACCTTGTTTTTCAAACATATCTACTAGGCCGCTGTAAGGATTCATACCGGTTGTGTATGGGATTTTAATTTGAAGTGTTTCAAATGGCTTGCTGTAACGAGTTTTCATAATCTTGCAACTAGCACGAATGCCATTTACTTCTGAAACCTTGTTACCGTCTTCATCTTCTTTCAACTTCAGCTTTTTCATTGCAACAACAATACTAGATGCGTAAACAAACCCTTGTCCGCCTGATATTTTGTCGTCTGGATCAAACATATCTTGACTTGCGTATGTGTGATTTGTACAAACCATGCCTACATTATAAGTACCGAACATGTTAACACAATTACGAACTAATGAGGTTAATGCTTTTGGCTTACGGCCCATATCACCCTTCATATCACCAGCTTGGAACTGGTTAATGTCAGTAGGGGTAAGCAACATACCCAGTGAGTCTATGACAAACATGACCTTAGGACGTTCTGCCATTGCTTTATACTCGTCCATAAATTCATGGATTGTTTTAGCCACATCATCAATCATGGCCATGTTGAGTTTTAGTAGTTTGCTCTCGCTAGTGTCAACACCGAGGTCTTTCAACCATTGTTCGTCAAGTGCATTTTCGCTATCAATTAAGATAACATAAATTCCTTGCTCTTGTGCGTGTTTGACAATGTTGCCTGAGCATATATAACTCTTGCCGGCACCAGATTCGCCAGCAAATACAGTAACTTTACCCAAAGGAATACCTTTGTTCCAGTCACCGCTGATCAGATAGTTAAGCGCAAAGTTACCTGTGCTAACCCAATCTGTAGGATCGTTAAATCCTACACCTAGACCGTCAATTGCCTTGGTCAAGGTTTTACGAAATTTTGAAAGATCGAATGCTTTCGTTGCCATATTGTTTTTCTCCTAATAGATAACCTGGGCGTACAACTAGATTGCAGAGGCCCAAGCCGTTTTTACTTCTGACGATTGCGAATCATTGCCAAGATGTCTGCGGCACGACTGTCGCCGCCACTGTCACTTGGTGTTTCTGCTTTAGGTGCCACTGCCGGAGCAGTTGCTTTTGGAGCAGGTGTGTCATCTTCATCATCATGTGATGCCGCTGGAGCAGGTGCGGCTTTAGGAGTAGATGTCTTTTGTGGATCACCTGTGTTCTGACTCATGCCAGCTGGTTTGAAATACTGTCCCCAACGTTCCATGTCATATGGTTCGCCATCAACTGATGCTTCAAACATTTCCTTCATTACTTTAAGCTCAATTTCACTTGGCTTTTTAGGTAGGAAGTCTGACAAGTTAAACAAGCCGTGCTCTTTAATAGCTTCTTGTTCTTGTTCGTTCAACGGACGTGAACGACGTGACCAAGTACTAGTTGAGTAGTCAGCATAACCGCCTTTGCTACCTTTCTTCATACGATAGTCAATACCGTTTGTGAAGTCAGTTGGCAAATCTTCCAATTCTGGATCGACCAAAGCCGCACGAATTGATGTAAAGATTTGAGGTCCGATGATAAATCTACGGATTGGGTTTGTTGCTTTTTCTTTCTCATTCAAACCATCTTCAGTTACAAATCCTTGGAAAATGTAACTGCGTTTCTTCCAATACTTACGACCCATATCTTCAAGTGCAGGGTCTTTAAACCAGCCGCGAACTTCTGACAGTATTGGGCAAGTGTCGCCATACATTTCAACGCATGGTACTTGTACGATAGTTGGTTTGCTTTCTGATTCACCCTTGATGCCGGCGAATGGTAATTTAATCATTGCACGTTCAACCCAGAAAAATGTGTTGTCAGTGTTACCATCGGGTAAGAATCGCAGAACGGATTCATCGCCTTCTTTTAAGTTCCAGAACGGATAAATTGAATTATCAC